AACCATACGTGGGGAACAGGCTAAAAAGAACGAAGAAGTTGAGTACCTACACAAAGGACTTTCAACCCGAAATTTTGAACGTACTTTCCGTTTGGCTGACAATACCGAAGTCAAAGGTGCTACTATCAACAATGGCATTTTAGCGATCGCTTTAGAGCACATTGTTCCAGAAGAACAAAAACCTAAAAAGATTGCCATTACATTTGCAAAATAAGAGGTAAGGCTGTATAATAAAGGGAAGATAAAACTTCCCTTTATTTTTATATATTATGAGTGAAAAATTAATGTCTAAAACTGAAACAGTAGTACGCCAACGTATTGACCCAAAACTCAATATCCCGGAGCCACCACAATATCGAGTAATTTATATCAATGACGAAACTACTACACAAGAGTTTGTTGTCGAAACTCTTAAAATCATATTTCATTATGACGAAGGTGCTGCATTGGCACTGACCATGCGAGTACACGAAGAAGGGTCGGCAGTGGTGGCAGTCATGCCATTTGAGCTTGCTGAACAAAAAGGCATTGAAGTTACGCTGTTAGCACGTAACAATGGATTCCCATTACAAGTTAAAATTGAACAAGACCTATGAAATATGACAGAGTCTATATCGATTTTTATGGAGGTGCCCACGGGCATTTTTTAGAGTATGTAGTCAATCGGTATCTGTTAAACGTTGCTTCAGCAGACTTTACTCCTTTTGTGCCATCTGGCGCAAGCCACCAAACAACACCAGCTTATCAAGAAGACCGCAAGGCCTTTAGCGATCACTATTCACCTTTCAATTTGACCATCGCTGGCAAAAATAATTTAATAGTACAAATACATGTAGACTTATTTTATCCAGTATTGTATAATTCAATCCTGCGAGCCGGAGACGTATCGTTGGACATTGATAATTTGGAACTCGACACACTTGATAAACTGTGTCACAAAAAACATCGTCCTTTAAAAACAACAATTATTTCAACATTGGGGGAACAAAAAAACTATCCTCGCAAAGCGTTGAGAAATATCTTTTATTCTAAGTTCATTGAAAAAAAGTTTGGTGTCGAGGAAATAAACAGATTTCTTGATTATAAACAAGATGTTTATGTTTTTCCTTTTAGTGCTTTTTATGATTATGGCCAATTTGTTGAACAGCTGGGTTTATTATCAACAAAATTAGGCAAGATAAGTTGGAATTATACAACAGATTTATCCACATTGTGGCAAGAATTTATATCAATGAATCAGGGATATAAGTCTTATATTAAATGTAACAGTATTATTGAGTCAATTATTAAAAATCAAAACAAAGATTTTTCTTGTGATCTGTTAGAGGAAGCATACATTAATTCGTATATTACAAAAACATTTAATTTGTACAGCGATATTGATTGTTTCGAGGACAAATTTATAAACAACACTAAAGAAATATACCAGGCTATTGTAAATCAAATTAACTATAATAGGAAAGCAAATGATATTCAATCACATACGTAAACTCAAGGAAGACGGCAAGAAGATTGGCATTACCTTCAGTACCTTTGACATGTTACATGCCGGGCATATCGCCATGCTGGCCGAAGCTAAAAACCATTGCGATTATTTGATTGCTGGCCTGCAGACCGACCCTACCATAGATCGTCCAGACACCAAAAACAAACCTGTGCAGAGCATAGTGGAACGTCAAATACAACTTGCGGCCTGTCGCTATGTGGATGAAGTGGTAGTTTATCAAACTGAACAAGACCTGGTAGACTTGTTATTGATACTTCCAATTGACATACGTGTACTTGGTGTTGAATATGAAAACAAAGGGTTTACAGGCGAACACGAAGGTGGTATACGTGGCATCAAACATATTTTTAATGCTCGAGATCATTCATTCTCCAGTTCGGGCCTGCGTAGTCGTGTGGTAGAAGCCGAATCGTTAAAACTACTTCGAGGTCAATGATGGACGTGATGTTAGACCTCGAATCCTTGGGCACACGCCCAGACTGTGCTATACTTACGCTGGGTGCTGTTAAATTTGATCCTTATACTGTAGACAGTTTTGGTGACAGTCTTTATTTCCGCATTGATGTCGACGAGCAATTGGCCCTGGGACGCGAAGTACAGGAAGATACACTGGCCTGGTGGAGTAATCAAGCTGAAGATGTTCGCGAGGAAGCCCTAGGCACAGAAGGCCGTGTTGGCCTTGAAACAATGTATCGAGATTTAAATCGATTTTTGGTTGGCGCAGGCAACATTTGGTGTCAAGGTCCTGCATTTGATATTGTTATACTTGAAAACATTTACCGTCAAATGGGCTGGCCTACTCCCTGGCAGTTTTGGCAAATACGTGATAGCCGTACCTTGTTTGGTGTACACGGGGATCCACGTGAAAAGAACAAAGCAGGCCTACACAATGCCTTAGAAGATTGTATCAGTCAAGCACAAGGTGTACAAGAAATATATCGTAGATTAAAAATATCAAAGGATAGATAATGCAGATTATTTGGGATCAAACAGCAGTAGATGCATTAAAAAAGACACATACTATCTTAGAATTAGAAACTTTTGATGTCAATGGCCAAGCAGTAACCGCTTATTGTGTAGTTCCTGCTGAAAAAATAATGTACGAACTACCTTTGCTCGATCGTTATAAAGAATTGCATTCTGGATTTGTACGAGCATACTACGAAAAAAACTACATGCTTTGCCAGGATATTGCCGAACATCTAATAGGCAAATTTGGTGGCGAATTAGACACATTTTACCAAGAAATACTCTCCCGCATTAAAACCACTACTTAATTTCTGCACCTAATGGTTAAATACTAATAGGAGCTGGAATCTGTACGATTCTACTACCGATAATAATAATAATAAAGAGGTAGAAGTATGCGTATTTTCAATAAGGTTATTCTAACCGGAATCGCTGTATGGTCAACAAACACCCTCGGCGCACCCTTCAACGATTACACATTTAAAAGCCCAAGTTTCAACGGTGTGGGATATAGCAGTCATGTCCTTACCATTGAAAATCAGGAGTTTTCTCGCAAACAACAGGTAGCCAAAGATATACAGGCGGCCCTGGACAAAGCCAAAGCAGACGCACAAAACAGCAATATACAGAAATTTCTAAACAACTTAGAAAGCCGTATCTACGCCCAGATTAGTCAGAACTTGGCCACTGCTATGTTTGCCAACAATAATTGTAGCGGTTCTAACAGCGTGGGCTGTTCGGGCACACTTAACTTTGAGGGAAATACTATATTTTGGAATAAAGATAGCAATAACATTTATCTGCAGGTCACTGACACCACAGGTAATCAAACCACTATCACAGTCCCACTGGGCACATTTCAGTTCGGAAGTTAAATGCGTATATTATTTACATTACTTCTTGTTGCTGTCTTAGGTGGGTGTGCTATGACCCAAAAGGCCGGCCTGGTTGAATACAAACCCGAAGTGGCGCCTAACAAGATGCAAAAAGAGTTTGATACGCTACCACCCCCCGACGGTAAAAAAGTTACCGTAGCGGTTTATAGTTTCCAAGATAAAACAGGACAACGTAAACCGCAAACAGGTGTAGCAAGTTTAAGTACCGCGGTCACACAAGGGGCCGAAGTATTCCTAATCAAAGCCCTACAAGATGTTGGCCAAGGTCGTTGGTTTGATGTAGTAGAACGTGTGAATATCGACGCCTTGACCAAAGAGCGCACCATCATACGTCAGATGCGTGAAGCCTATGAAGGCAAAGATGCCAAACCCCTGATGCCATTGATGTTTGCTGGATTGATCATGGAAGGTGGCATCATTGGCTATGACTCCAGTTCTGAGTCGGGTGGAAGTGCTTACAGATTCTTGGGTATTGGTCCAAGTACCCAGTATAGTAAAGATACCGTGACCATTAGCCTACGTGCAGTCAGTGTCAACACAGGTAAAGTGTTAGCGGCCATAACTGTTACCAAAATTGTTTATAGTACTGCCGATAGTGTAGCAGTATTAAAGTACATTGATAATAAAAACATAGCCAGTCAGGTTT